TTGATTACGCTTGAAACCGATCCTGTTTTTGAACGTTCTAATATAAAAGAACTACTTCCATCTGATGATGCAAATAATAACAAAAAAACAATTGAGGAAACAAAAAAGCATGCAGAAACGCTATTTTCAAAGCTGAGTTCAGGCCACCAAGTTATTGTGTTAACTTTGGTGCAATTGATTGAAAAAATCACAGAGCGAACTTTGGTAATACTTGATGAACCTGAAAATCATTTACATCCTCCGCTGTTGTCAGCTTTTGTTCGCGCCTTGTCTGAACTATTGATAGACAGAAACGGAGTGGCGTTAATCGCGACGCATTCACCAGTTATTTTACAAGAAGTACCCAAAAGTTGTGTATGGAAAATAAATAGAATTGGGCGTGAAGTGACTGCGGATAGATTGGAAATCGAGTCATTTGGCGCAACTATTGGCGCACTCACACGAGAAGTATTTGGACTTGAAGTTCGACAATCCGGATTTCATAAAATGATTATTGATGAATTGCGAAAAGGGAAAAGTTACAATGATATAATATCGGACTTTAATAATGAACTCGGAGATGAGGCACGAGCGCTTTTACAAACTCTTGTGTCATTAAATAGTGAAGAACAATGAAACATTTAAGTCGAATGGGATTCTCAGTTAAAGAAATAGTTACTGATTGTGCCTCAAGTTTTAGAGATGAATCTTTAAAAGAAAAGTATATTAGCTCTGCAGAGTATATAGAGCAAAAGAGCAAAGAGTATGTTGCTGTTGCTAATAACAATNTGTAACACATCAAGATATCAGAACAAGGTATTATGACAAAATACTTGCAAACGTTAAATCCGGGAAATGTCCAATTTGCGGAATCGGACAAGCTTCGACTCTTGATCATTATTTAGCAAAGACCCTGTATCCTACATATTCAGTTACACCGGATAATTTGATTCCGGCATGTAAGGATTGTAATAGCAACAAAGGCAATAGTCCTGTTAACAGCAAGTTAAGTGCGCCGTTACATCCATATTTTGATGATGTTGACAATGTTATATGGTTGTGTGCTGATGTTGTACCTAAAAACAATATTTTGGTCGCACAGTATTATGTTAATCCGGAAATAGAAGAGGTTAATGTTGAACTTTATTCTCGGTTATGTGCACATTTGGATTTATATAAATTGAAGCATGCATATTCCGTTCAAGCATCAACTGAAATATCAGAAAATATCGGAATTTGGAAAAAAGTATATCAACTGAGTGGAAAGCAGAGATTGCTACAATATTTGACCGAGTGTTTGCAATCTTACGAAACCGCACAAAAAAACACATGGAAAACAGCACTATTGCGTGGAATTTATAATGCTGTAAAAGACGATATAATCAATGAATTTTAATGTTATTGAGGTGTAATGCAATGGCCGCAAGCTATAAAAAATTATTCAAGCTTTTAATTGACCGTGATATGAAAAAGAAAGAACTCGCCGAAAAGGCCGGCATCAGTATTGCCACTATCACCAAAATGGGCAAAGACGGTGCCGTTGTCTCAAGCGAAGTTCTTGTGAAAATATGCTCAGCCCTTGGTTGCACTATGGATGATATAGTGGAGATAATTGAAAAATAAAAGAAAGGCATTTTATAATATGTTACATGATGGGCTGTATGAGCAAATTATCAATAAGGGATTAGAAACAGAGCTATCCGTTACGGACAAGCTTTCTACTACTGCGCCCATTGATAGTGCTGAGGCGTCCAAAGTACTGGCAAAATATATTGCCGAAGTTGTAGAAAAAGGGCTTGATAATGTTGCTGACAATGGCGGTGACGTGGGCTCACAAGTGGCTCTTGCCAACCGTATTATTTCTACGATTATCCACGAAACAAAAGAAAACGAACTTGATGAAATGACGGTTGCAGAGCGGGCCGAGCAGCTACTCGCACTCTTTGACAAAAAGAACAGCATTTTATCCCTCGATGAAAAGGCAGCGATTATTCGTCCTGAAACATCTATTGCGCAAAGCTCGCTATTTACTGGTGCAATCCACGAGCCGCAGATGTTTTCAGAGCTCAAGAAGGAAATTATATCCTGTAACCGTATTGATATGCTTGTATCCTTCATTAAATGGAGCGGACTGCGCTTAATAATGGATGAGCTTAAAACCTTCACACAAAACGGCGGTGAACTCCGCATTATTACAACCTCTTATATGGGAGCGACCGATGTAAAGGCAATCGAAGAACTCCGCAAACTTCCTAACACAAAAATCAAGGTGAGTTATGACACCAAACGCACCCGACTTCATGCGAAAACGTATGTTTTCTATCGGGATACCGGTTTTACTACGGCGTATGTTGGTTCGTCGAACCTATCTAATGCTGCCATTTCCAGCGGCCTTGAATGGAACGTAAAGGTCACAAAGAAGGACCAGCCGGAAACGATTGACAAAATCGAAGCCACCTTTGAAAGCTATTGGAATTCCAATGAATTTGAATATTACAACGAGGAGCAAAAGGAGCGTTTAGCCCGTGCGCTAAAGGCTGAAAAATACTTTGACAGTAATAATGCCGAAGTTTATACAATGGATATTGCGCCATATGCCTATCAGCAAGAAATTCTTGATAAGCTGGAAGCAGAGCGCAAGGTTCGTGGCTATCACAGAAACCTTGTTGTTGCCGCCACAGGTACCGGAAAGACGGTGATTTCTGCGCTTGATTACAAGCGTTTCCGCAAGCAAAACCCGGATAAGCCTTGCCGACTTTTGTTCGTGGCTCATCGTGAAGAAATTCTGAAACAAAGTATGTACACCTTTCGCGCAGTACTGAAAGATGCAAACTTTGGGGAGATGTTTGTAGGCAGCTATAAACCGGAAAGCATAGATAATCTTTTTATATCTATTCAAACTTTCAACTCGAAGAGCTTTACCGAAAAAACAACATCAGATTTTTATGATTATATTATTGTGGACGAGTTCCACCATGCTGCCGCGCCTACATATCAAAAGCTCTTATCCTATTATAATCCGCAGATTCTTCTCGGTTTGACGGCAACGCCTGAACGTATGGACGGAAAGAGCATTTTGCCGTATTTTAATAATCGTATTGCTGCCGAAATTCGTCTGCCCGAAGCTATTGACCGTAAGCTCCTGTGTCCGTTCCAGTATTTCGGTGTAACTGATACGGTTGATCTGGATCACTTAAAATGGGCAGCCGGAGGTTATGATAAAGGCGAACTTTCGCGAATTTATACACTCAGCGGCATGATGGCAAATCGTCGCGCCGACTTGGTGGTTTCTTCATTGCTCAAATATGTTACTGATATTGATGATGTAAAGGGGCTTGGATTTTGCGTAACGGTTGAACACGCAGAATTTATGTCTAATTACTTTAATGCCCGCGGAATTCCGTCGATGTTCCTGACCGGACATTCGCCGGACGAAGAAAGAAAAGAGGCAAAGGCCAGGCTTGTAAAAGGTGAAGTGCGGTTTATCTTCGTCGTTGATATCTACAACGAAGGTGTGGACATTCCTGAAGTCAACACGGTTTTATTCTTGCGTCCAACAGAATCTTTGACAGTGTTTTTACAGCAGCTTGGACGTGGACTGCGTTTATCCGAGGATAAAGAGTGCCTGACTGTACTTGATTTTATCGGACAGGCAAACAAAAAGTATAATTTTGAAGATAAGTTTGCAGCTCTACTTTTCAACACCACACGAGGCGTAACACGTGAAATTAAGGATGGGTTTATTTCACTCCCAAAGGGATGCTATATTCAGCTTGAAAAGAAGGCAGCAAGATATATTCTTGATAACATTCGCGCATCTTATGGAAACAGCGCAGGTCTTGTTGCACGTATAGCAACCTTTGAAGAAGATACCGGCCTAAAACTTACTCTCGAAAACTTTCTTGACCACTATCGTTTGGATCCCCGCTCAATCTATAAATTTGCTTCTTTTTCTCGTCTGTGCGCGCGTGCAGATATAATTGATGATTTCGAGGAACCGATCGAAGAGGTAATGTCAAAAGCACTCAGCCGTTTTGCTTTGGTTGATTCAAGACGTTGGATTGTGTTTATGCTACGTGTTTTGGAAAACATCGACCATTTCGACCTTACAAAACTTTCGGATATAGAAAAGCGTATGCTTCAGATGTTCTATATTACAATGTGGGGAAAAGCGATTGAGGATTGGAACGCGGACGAAGTATTCGAAAATTTCCGGGCTCTTTTAAATAGCCCGATAATGCTTTCTGAGCTGATTGCATTGCTCAAATATAACTACAATCGCATTGATTTTATTGATGAGCCTGTCAGCCTCGGATTTGATTGTCCGCTGGATCTGCATTGTACCTATACGCGCGATCAACTGCTTGTTGCAAT